TCTTGTCGCAGTTCGTCCATCTTGGGGATCTTGCAGGTGCGCTGGTTGAGCCAATCGCGCAGGGTCAACCAAAGCTCGTCACGCAGACGAGCCGCTTGCGGGTTCATGGCCGCTGATTCTGCGACGTTCACATCGCGAACATTGTACCCCAGTTCCCGCAGGCGGTCGGCGACGCCAGAGCCCAGACCAATACTATCGACCATGATCTCTGCTGGCAGGTCGATCTCGGCTTCATGCACAATGCGGCCGGTGGTTTCCATCAGGTCCGCGCCGGTCCAGCTGCGCACTTCCGTGACGACGTTGCCTTGGCGCTTGATGATTACCGTGCGGTCATCACCAAAACGCGCAACGTCCACGCCGTAGATGATTGGTTCATGCCGGTCGATGGCAACGTCGCGGTCCATTGCGCTATCAACCAGTTCAGCTGCAATGAGCACGTCGTCTTCGCGCAGCGAGAACTCCCCCAGCACGCGCACGCGGAAGGCATTGGACGTTTCGCCGTAGGTCGCCTTGATCTGGTTCACGAAGTCGCCAGACACCAAAGGGTTGTCCAGGCAGCTGACGTGCATGGTCTTCCAGTCACTTGAAAGCTGGTGATGGGTTCGGAAGAACAGTCCTGTATTTCGCGTCGGGTTCCCAATCAGCACTGTGGTGGCCGAGTGACCGGACATGGAGCCCGCAGCGGACTCAAACACAGGCTCTGGAATGGCTGAAGCCTCATCGCAGATGAGCAGCACGTTTTCTGAGTGCACGCCGGCAAGGGCTTCGGGCCGCTCGGCGCTGGATGTGCGGGCGGACACGAAGGATGATTCGGGGCTGGCCTTTAATATAATTCGGTCGCTGAAAACTTCGATGTTGTCTTTCAGCACGGGCGGCAGTGCGTTGATCCACCTTTTAACTTCCGAGAATAGGGCGTCGAAAAGCTGACCAGCAGTGGGGGCAGTACAGACGGTTTTCTGTGGATAACGTGTTAGCAGGAACCAAACGATGGCCCAAGAGCAAGCTGTGGACTTGCCGACACCGTGACCCGCACGCACGGAAATGCGTCTTTCGCCACGCGCAATTGCCGCCAGAAAATCACGTTGCCAGGGCAGTGGCTCGGCCTTGAGGACGTCTTCGACGAACTCCACCGGACGATTTCGGTACACTTCGACAAAGAAGGAATAAGCCTCTTCCAGTGTTTTTATATTTTTTGGATCGACGGCCGCTTGCGCAGGGGGCGGGGTGGGGGTGGGGGGTTCTTCAGATTTTGTAGCTACAGAAACACCCATGGTGCCAATATCTCCGCCCGTCGGGGTGGTCGCCGGGGCCGGGGGGTTCTTGGGCGGCCGGCCACGTCCGCGCTTCTCTGTCCCGCTCATTTCGTGTCCTGTCCGGCCGCGTCGCCTGTGCCGGCCGTGTCCTTTTGTGCATCTATAGTGCGATACTCTGTGATATCAATGGCTTGCGTGTCGTTCTCGGGTACAAGCTGTACCCGACCCGCTGTCTGAAGTGCCAGACCGACTAGCGCAGCGAGATGGCTGTTCGGCCCATGCTCGACTGTAAGCGTCGCTTGCTGCTTGGGCTTGCCGATTGCCCGGTCGAATACCTCGCGGGCAGCGGTCAGCTTCTCGCTGTTGGTCCCGCTCTCCATCACTTCTTCGAGCACATCCACGGCCTTGAGCGTCAGCCCTTGCAGGCGGCGCTTCATCGCGTTCTCGCGGGCCGTCATGCCCAATGGATTGCCTGATTGACCCTTTACGAAAGTCACTTGCACCAAGTCCCTAAGTTGTTCGGCTAGCGAACATTTTCGTTTTCATACAACGACAGTAATGCTGACCTAAAAAAATTGCAATCAAATCGCATTTATTAGTTGTGTCTCACCCAACTAGTCAGTATAAAGAAGTCACCGCAATCGAGCGGCACAAAGGGGAAAGACAATGTTCATTATCGAAACACTGCAAGCGAACGGAAAGTGGTGGCCTTTTAGCTATAAATTCGGCGGTCAGCCTGAGAAGTTTGCTTCGGTTCGCGAAGCCCGTTTCGCATATGTCACATGGAAGGGCGCGCATCGCCCTTACGGCACAAATTGGCGCGTTTCTAAAATCGACTGATAAAGGGGAACGACAATGCTCAGCATCATCATCGACGCCATCGTGGCAGCCATCGTCGTCGCAGCGGTTTATGTTTTCGCGCTGGTCTTAATGTGAAAGGCAGTACCACGCGCCAATGAGTGCAGCTTCTGCGCGGTTATGATCTTTCTTTTTGGGCCAATGCTCATCGTTCTCAAACAGCCTGCAAGCGTGCTTGCGGGCTGCTTCTTTTTCCGCAGGGGCTTCGATAGCCCGCTTCCAAGTCACTGGCGAAACCAGTTTGGGCTGTTTGCCAAGCAGGCGCAGGACGCTTCCGATTGTTGCCGCTGTCGCCCCAAGCGAAAATGCAACGGTGGATGCGATGCCTGGTGGTGCAGTGAGTCGTTCGACGACCACACTATCCACATCGCCAATTTGTTTAAGCAGCTTGTGAAGCGCGACCGGATCAACGTATCGTCGATTTTTGCCAGATGCCGTTTTTTCGGACCAAGTGGGCAAATCATGGACGGTTTCGGTGAATAAGCACCCGTCCTCATAGCGAACTACCGCCAAAGCACCTGTGACGCCAGGATCAATTGCAATCACGCGCAAAGGAAATTTCCCCAGCCGCCCCAGATGCGCTGTTGTACGCATCGTTTTTGGATCAAGTCAAATGACTGATAATACTAGGCGATTCTTTTCGTTACATTTTTTATGCTATTTTCAATGACCAGCACGGGGGCTTCCATGAAAGTCAAAATCGGTCATCTCGAATATGCGGTTGAAGGTCTGCACCCAGAAAAGGCAGATGCCGAAAGGGCAGACGGTTTATTTATCGCGCGTTTCCAGAAAATCTTCATTCGATCCGATTTACCCCCAGACCAACAAGCTGGCGTTTTGCTGCATGAGATCCTGCACGCGATCTTCCACGCCCATGGCCTGCCCAATAGCCGACTGACCGAAGAGGACGTCGCAACCCGACTCGAAGGTCCTTTGGCAAGTCTCATTCGGGACAATCCGTTCCTGATGAAAACATTGGCCGATTCCCTTTCCGGCAAGCGGCCAATCATCAGCGTAACAGCGCGTAACAGTAAAAAATCGCTGCTGTGACGCCCTTAACGCATTGTTCTCAAACGAAAAAGTGACGATTTTTCGCCAATCGTAACAGTAAAATCCCTCAATCCTTTATTACACACCATTATGCACTCTATTAGCACGTCCCACTAGTCGCTTTACCCTTTTATTCCCTTCTCCCCTTAGATTAATATTTTACTGTTACATCTGTTACAAGAGAGAGAAAGAGTAATATATTCAATAATTTAGCCGTAACACTGTCTGTAACAACTAGGCGGCAAAACGTAACAGTAAAATCCCGTGCTGTTACGCTGCCGTAACACCACCACCAAAACTACTGTTACGCCCCCTGCCCCAAAAGCCCATTCCCCAAATTGGTGCAACCACCGCAAATTGCGCAATGACTGAGTTGTGCCTTATTCCACTTGGCGCATAATCAGATGGCAAATCAAAAGGGGATTGCACATGATTTCCATCCAAAACGACGGCGTAGGCCACTGGGTCATTCTGCGCAATGACTGGCTGCTCGGCCACATCCACTTCTCATCCAGGCGTTGCATGTTCCGGGCGGTCACACCGCGCGGGCAGCTGACGCATCACGCCACCTTCACCGCTGCCCTGGACGCAATTAAAGGAGACTGACCATGGCTCGTTGGCGCTCGCACAGAGACGGGTTCGAGTACGAGTTTGAGACTGAAATTAAATTGGAGGGGCAGGCCGTGCTGGCCGTTGGCGAGGCGACGGTCGAGTACGTGGCCGAGCCGCCGGATTATTCCGTGGGTGAGACGGGCCCCAGCATCCAGACGTGGATCACGCACCTGGATTTCGGGCTGTATGGCGACGACGACGTGGAGCTTCAGCTCACGGCCGATCAGGCTGAAGCCGCCAGGAAGCAGCTGCGCCTCCAACTGGAAAAAGACCACGAGTACGAGATGTACGAAAAAGCACAGGAGAATTTGGAAGATGCCCTGCAAGACATGTAAGTGGTTCGTGCCCGAGAATGCGGGCTACGGACACTGCCACCTTCTGCCGCCGATGAACGGCTGGCCACGCGTGCAGCCCGATGCCTTTTGCGGGCAGGAAACCACCCGTCCCACGGCAAAGGTAATCCCGTCCCTGAAAGAGATGATCGAAAGTATGCCTGAGATTTCCAGCCCATCCTTGCCCGCACCCAACGTGGCATCCAAGCGGAAGGGGCGGTCATGATTAGCAAAGACAAAACCTACCGCACCCGCGATGGCCGTGAAGTGCGTATCTATGCGACAGACGGTGGTGGCCCGTATCCTGTTCACGGAGCCATATTGCTTTCTAATTTATGGGTACCAGCTAACTGGTCTGAAAGTGGAAAGTACGGTTCTCAATTTGGCAGGCAGCATGATTGCGACCTCATTGAAGTGAAGCGCCGCTATCAACGTACACTATAGATGAATATGTATCTGGACTACCCAGATATGCGTGGGCATGTAAGTGAAGCAGCAGCAGACCAAGCGGCCAGAGACGACCGCATTGCCTGCATTAAGATTGATCTGGACTTTGAAGAGGGGGAAGGGCTGTGACCGACAATCTTGTGAAGCGGCTGCGGATAGCGGCTGATCGCGCTGATACGGTGTTCGATCCTGACTTTGCATCGCCTTGGCGTGAAGCCGCCGACCGCATTGAGAGCCAGCTCAAGCTGATTGACGCATCTGGAAAGGTCCACGCTTCAATGCTGGCCCGGATTGAGGAGCTGGAAGCGGCGCTGCGGGAGATTAGCCTTCTTCACTACGATAGTGAAAAAGACTTTTACCAA